GTAGGGAAGAAGGAATTCGCATACACCGAGAAGGGCAAGAAGGCCGCTGAGGCATACGCCAAGAAGACTGGAAAGTCTATCAAGGGCAAAGAAAAGAAGGGCAAATAATGCCAGGGAAGCCCGGTCTCTACGCAAACATCAACGCCAAGCGCAAGCGTATTGAGGCTGGCTCTGGCGAGAAGATGCGCAAGGTAGGCGCCAAGGGCGCCCCGACCGCCAAGGACTTCAAGGAATCAGCCAAGACAGCGAGGGGAAAGAAGAAGAAGTAAGTGGCTACATTTACATTTGGACGAACGGTTGACATCCACTGGAACGGTTTTGAGATCGTAGGTCCAGCGGGTACTGTCTTCTCCATTCCCGACCAGCTCTACGAGGAGTTTGATGCTGATATCTTTCCAGTAGAGCCGACGCTTACGTGGATTGATACCAATGAGTTCCTCACCCTCAGCAACTCGGTCTCGGTAACAACGCTTGAGGGGACCATCCCGATCTCGATTACGACGACCACCTCTGGTCGCAACGTTTCCATCTCTTCGTCCACCAACCCTGCTGGGTACACGATGGTTGCCGACGGTTCCGGCGGCGTCATCTTCCAAGCGGCCTCCACTGGCGCCCTGACCTCCATCGTCGGCGTCTCCCCGATGAGCACGATCATCTCTGGGAACACCGCCTCGGTCATCCTTGACGCCAGCTACCAGACCGCTGGCACCTACGTCAACGCCGTCATCGGCACATCGCCAGCATCCGTGCTCACCGCATCGGGGACCTCCACGGTTTCCATCGTGGCTGGGAGCATTGACTCTACCCACCTCAGCGCAACCTCTGTTGGGTCAAGCCAACTCATTGACGGGTCGGTGGTGGCTGCAAAGATTGACACTGGCGCAGTTGGATCTGCTGCCCTTGCCGACAACGCGGTGGTGTCTGCAAAGATCGACGCTGGTGCGGTTGGTACGGCAAAACTTACTTCTGGCGCTGCGGCTGCCAACACGGTACTCACAGCGGATGGTTCTGGCAACGCATCCTTCCAGGCCGCAGCAAGCGGTGGACTTGATGCCTTCTTACTGATGGGAGCATAAATGGCTACGACATATAAGGTTCTAGGACAAATCGCGCCGTCGGCAGCGTCTGCTACCACGGCATATACCGTTCCGTCTGCGACGCAGGCGGTTATCTCCACGATTACGGCGTGCAATCAAGGCACGCTTTCGGCAAACGTACGGATTGCCGTACGCCCAGATGGTGCGGCGCTTGAGGCAAAGCACTACCTCGCCTATGACGTAGTGCTTGCAGCAGGGCAGACGGCAGCATTCACGCTTGGAATCACCGCTGATGCATCCGATGTTGTGACGGTTCAGTCATCGACTGCCAACGTGTCATTCAACGTCTTTGGAACGGAGATCGCCTAATGTCTATTTCGGTAGTTGGCGACGGACTGCTGCTCTCACAGAAGGGGGATCTCGCAAGCAATGACGGAACATCAACATCAACTGTAAATGTTGGTTCAGATGGACAAGTTCTTATTGCAAGTTCCACTTCACCGTCAGGACTGCTATGGACAACGCCAACTACTGCCTCCACAGATGGATACGTTGCAATAGCATATGCAAGTACAACTGCAAATACTAGCACAATAGTATTTTCGTCAATTACTGGCTCATATGCCCATCTAGAACTTCACGTTTCGGCAAGATGTGTTAATGGATTTGCTCAGTACATTGACATACGATTTAATTCTGATACAGCATCAAATTATATGAATCAAAATATGTATGCATTTTTAGGTGGTTCAACGGTTGAGGGTACTAGAACGTATTCGTCTACGTATCTAACGGCAGGACGTTCAACAGGTGGATCAGCGGAGGCAAATTCATTTGGGGCAGGGGTCATACGAATTTATCAATACTCGAGTACATCTGTTTATAAACCAGTAAACGGAATTAGTGGATATAATGAGAATGCAAATGGAAATATCTTTCAATTCTCATCGCAGTGGAAAAGCACGTCTGCAATTACATCAATTACAATAGGAGCGGATGGATTTTCGAATGAACAATTTGTTTCTGGATCAACGTTTGCCCTATACGGATTGAGGTCATATTAAAATGCCAACTCAAGCAGAAATTAGTCTAAATCCGCTGACGGCAAAAGGGGAAATACTTACATCTAATGGGTCATCAAGAATTGCTGTATCTCCTGGCACAAATGGGCAGTTTCTCGTTGCAAACCCCTCATCATCATCTGGGCTATCTTGGTCAACATTTGGTGGAACGGGCGGAGTAGATTTTTCTTACATTGCAACAGCAAGTCTAACTGCTAATGCATCTTCTCTAACATTTAGCAATATTCCTTCGACATATAGTTCCTTGCGTATAGTATTTAACTACCGTGGAGCAACTACAGAAACGTTGCTGCTTGATATAAATTCAGCGACTACAACTGTATATGCGTCCGTATATCTTCAGGCAAGAGGATTAGGTACTGAGGGTGGATCTCAAGCAAATAGGGCGGACGGAATATATACTACGGGATACTCTAATATATTTGCAAATGAATACGGGATGGCTATTTTTGATTTTGTTGATTACCAATCCACAAGTAAAAATAAAATAGTGTTAGCACAACTTAATGCAGCACATCCAACAAGGTCCAATTCAATTACTGGTTTAATGTGCGGTGTTTACAGGTCAACTTCCTCAATTACATCCATAACATTAAAGACAAACGGCGGCGGTAATTTTTACGGAACAAGTGATTCGTCAGCAACGACCGTCGCTCACCTGTATGGGCTAAAGAGGTATGGACTATAATGCCAATTGATAAAATTTATAATCAAACGTCAAGCGTATCTCCGTCCTCGCTACTAACGCAAAAAGGATCAATTATTTCCCATAATGGGACATCCTCTGTTTCCCTATCGGTTGGTTCGAACGATACAAAACTGGTTGCTGATTCTACAGCAGAAATTGGACTTGCTTGGTCAACGGCATCAACACAGTCAACCCCATCTTTTTCTCCAATTGCATCTGCCGTTATTACGGCGAACACAGCAACAGTTCTTTTTAATTCAATACCAGGAACATACAGTCACTTAATGCTTGTGGGAACTGTTAGGGCAAGTGCGGCAAGCACTGCGCCATTTGGAACTGGCAAAGTTAACGGAGCATCGTCAGGATACCATCAACAATATCTTCGTGCTAGTAGTGGATCCAATACAATATCGTCTGAATCTATAAGCACTGGAACAGATTTAAACCGAATTATTATCACATCGACTACTAACGCAGCAGCAAATGTGTTTGGATTTTTTGAAATATTCTATCCAAATTATGCCTCTGGAAGAAATAAACAATTTTCCTCAAAGTCTTTTGGACAATCGGGATCTGTTACAGAAAGTTGGGGAACAATGATTGCAAGTGGTTACTACAATAATACTGATGCAATTACAAGTATTTCCGTTAGTGGAGATGCGTATGGTGGATTCGTGGCAAATTCAGTAATTACATTGTATGCAATGGGATAAAGGAGAATAAAATGATTGACGCTGTAAAAGTTCTTGAGGTAAACTGTGAAACCAATGAGCAGATATATCGAAATGCAACGGCGGAGGAAATTGCTTCTGCTGAGAGGTCTAGAGTTGCTCGTGAGGAAGAACAAGTTCGTGCTGATGCTGCTCTCGCTGCCGCCGAAGCCGCCAAAGAATCAGCCCGCACCAAACTTGCCGCACTCGGTCTGACCGAGGCAGAAATTGCGGCGCTCGTTAAGTAATGACCGAGCTTGCCCCCGTCTTGACGGGGTGCCACGTCTGCCGGAGTCCGCTCGTAGAAGCCATCAACAAGAAGATGCGCGACGGCCTTCCCGACACGAAGATCTCCACTTGGATGGCTGACGCAGGTCAGTACGTAAGTCGGATCACTCTTGGGAAGCACCGACGCGAACACCTGACTGAGCCACACGAGAGACTTCGACAACAGGCAGTCACCGTAATGAAGAAGCAGTCCAAGACCATCAAGGCGACGGGCGACCTCGCTGGTCTGGTCAGGGACTACGTTCACAGCGCGGTGGAGCAGGGGCTAATGACACCGACGCTCGCGGAGGGATTGCGGGCGCAGGAGATGATTGACCGACGACAGGAGAAGGGCGCCGACAGGGAGATCACCTTGCAGCTTGCAGGGATCTTGGGCGGAACTGGAGCGGCGTATCAGGTACTAGAAGCGAGGGAGATTAAAGCAGTCGAATCGGGGGAGTAGGAGTATGCGTGCGACTCGTCCTTCTTGCAATCCTTTTCTCACTCTCTGCGGGTCCAGTACTCGCACTAGACGACACCAATCTCTGGGATCAACAGATTGACTCCAACGGCACCATCACCATTGACGAAGGTGCCATCACGATCCAGGGATCAAATAATGCAGGCGCTGAGTATCCGTGGCAGAACACGATTACAGCAATTACAACGAACTCCTCTGGGGGAGAGACGGTTTCATTCAATTGGTCCTTCTGGACAACGGACAACGCCTACTTTGACAGACCGCAGGTTCTTTGGAACGATGTGTGGTATGATCTTGCGAACCAGACCCAGCAGGCCAGTGGGACATCGGAGGGATACATCACCGCTGGCGGCGCCTTCGGGTTCCGTATTCTTTCACTAGACTCCTGCTGCGGCGCTGGTTTCCTCCAAGTATCCAACACGACGTGGGTCGTCGGACCAGCTCCAACCCCAACCCCAAGCCCAACACCGGAGCCTTCTGTTGATCCATCTCCAGAGCCGACACCAACGCCAGAGCCTACGCCCGAACCGACGCCGACGCCAGAACCTCCTCAAGAGGTTGACGAGCCTGAAGAGCCGTCGCCAGCGCCAACTATTGATCCAACTCCTGAACCGACTACAGAACCTGAACCAACGGTAGAGCCAGAGCCAAGTGCAGAGCCGTCTACCGAACCAGAACCGACGACCGAACCATCGGAGGAACCAGCACCTGAAGAAAGCACTGACCCTGACATCAATCCTGGCCCTGAGCCTGAGCCTGTTGATCCTCCTGTGGAAGAGATCGACTCGGTCGGAGAAGCGGTAGGGCAAGTCTTTGAGAACCTTCTTGCCATCACGGAGATCGGAAGCGATCTAGACGAGGCGGAGAAGGAGGAGGCGCAACCAGTCGCGGTGGCGGTCATCGCAAGTCAAGTCGCAAGCGTTGCGGCATCAGCAGCATCACGGACCACTGGAGGTGGTGGAGGCGGAGCAGCACAGTCTTCATCAAGCCGAAAGGGGACCCGACGTGTTTAAGAACATCATTACCGACCTCATCAGTGGAGCGTGGACCGTCCTCGGTCTCCTCTTTGCAGTGGTGGTCTTGCCAGAGGGTCAGACACAGACCACGATGGCAACACTCTTTGTACTACTCACAATCGGATGGCTCGTCACAGGGCCACTACGCTGGAAGGATTAAATGAAGTTTCAAGTAAGGTCACAACTCGATCACGTTGAGAAGGGCGGCATTCTAGACGACTGTGGTCCATCCAGCACGGCAGCCGCCGTGTCGTGGGCATCCAAGTACACGGTCAATCCGTCCGCTGGCGATGGCATTAAGGCGAAGGAGAAGGCAACTGGGTTCGTGGAGAAAGAGGGCGTGTCCGACAACGGCTCGTCGCTCGGTGACCTGATCAAGACCGCTAGGGAACTCGGTGCCAAGGCACGCTATGCCAAGTCGTGGGACGATGTCGTCCTCTCGGCGCATCGCGGTGCCGGACTCATCGTCTGGGTCCAGCAGGCTGTGGATTACCCACCTGTGGAGATCAGCGAGTGGCACAAGAAGTGGCAGAACTATTGGCTAAAGAAAGATAAGAAGCACATCGCCGTTGGCTATGGTCATATGACCGCAGCAGGATGGGACGCGGTAGATGGCTGGCAGTGGGCGTGTCCTACCCGTAGCGGGAAGGGCAAGGAGAAGTTCGGGGTCGTTGTGACCGAAGAGCAGCTCAAGCAGATTGCCGCAAGCAAGAAGAAGCAAACTGGCGGTGCGCCTCATAAGCACGTCGTCATTGTTGAGTGGAAATAAGGAGTCCCAATGTATAGCGACATCAAGGCGGGTATCCGCTGGATTATTGACAACACAGGGGTAGACGAGGCACTCATCGAGTTCGGACGGACATTCATCACCGTCTCCATCTCGGTCGCACTCGGTCTCGGCATCCCGCTTCTGGACATCACGGGCGGAGACTTCCGCACGGTGCTGTCCGCAGGACTGGCCTCAGGTCTCCAAGTGTTGATCAAGTTCCTCGACCCAAAGAACAGCGCGTTCGGGGTCAAGGAGAAGTCCCCAGAAGAGAAGGCGGCTGCCGACAAGCAGTTTGATATTTAAGATGCCAAAGAAGGACAACTGGAAGGACAAGTACGCACTGGATACCCGCAAAGGGTATTCATACAAGGGTACTGGCCGATCTGCAAGCGGAGAACGGATCTACCGAAACGACACCGTCAATGACCTGATGTGGCTCATTGGCAGTGCAAAGAGAGGGTTTGAGTCAGAGGTACAGATTCGACCTGGTCAGGCAAAGAAGTTTGCCGATCTCGTCAAGCGAGCAGAAAGCGTTGGAGGAAAGGTCACAGTTGTCCCCAAGGGAACGAAGCGCGAGTTTGACGTAAAGTCAACTGGCACTGCGTTGTTCAGGGGTGGTCCACGTGTTGGGTCTTCTGCTGCAACAGCGTTCTTTGAGGCTGGCGGCAAGGTCAAGGGGACTGGTATAAAGGCACAGGGATCTTTGCCAAAGGGAACTTCTGCAAAGCAGTTTGGCATTATGAAACTTGGTGCTGCAAAGAAGGGCATCTACGAAAAAATTGATGGTCAGTGGAAGAGGACTGGCACGACAACCCCGTCATTCAGGAAGCGAAAGAAGAAGTTCGGGGAAGAATAGTGTGGGTATATGTTGGTGGGACTTTTGATCTTTTCCACCACGGACACGCATCCTTCCTAGAGCAGTGCGCCAAACACGGCAGGGTCATCGTCGCACTCAACACGGACGAGTTCGCTGCTCGATACAAGCGGCCCACCGTCCTCACGCTCGGTGAGCGTCTTGAGTCGCTGCGATCCTGCCGATGGGTGGACGAAGTCATCGTCAACGTCGGAGATGAGGACAGCGGTCTGACCATTGATCTCATCAAGGATAAGGATGTCTCGTACATCGCACACGGCGATGACTGGACGGGACCAGCACTGATGGATCAGCTCGGCATCAGCCAAGGGTGGCTAGACGAGCGGAACATCCAGATGCTCTACATCCCATACACCGCTGGTATCTCAACCAGCGACATCATTAGGAGAATCGGTGGCAACCTTCACAGCGATTGTGACTGCTCACGAGGATGAAGCGGGGATGGTACGCACGGTCGACGCCCTGCTCGCGCAGAGCCGGAAGCCAGATGAAGTCATCGTCCTTGCAAGTGACATTGATCTTGAAGGGTCTCGTAAGAAGTATACTGGAATCACATTCTACGCGGAACCGAACCTCAACGACTGGGGTCACGACAAGCGGGCCAAGGGGCTTGACTTGGCGACATCTGATTACATTGGCTGGTTCAACCACGACGACTCCTACGACCCGCACTACATCGCGGAAATGATGTGGCAAGCGGAACTTGGCAACGATGTGGTATACTGCGGGTGGTCCAAAGACTCCGCCCCGCAGTTCAAGTCGGCAAGATCCACCTCTGGCAACTACATCGTCAAGGTTGACGTTGCCCGCAAGGCTGGATACACAGACCGCCACTACGAAGCAGACGGCACCTTCATTGACAGGATCGCCGCTGCTACCCAATCCATCAAGTTCCTGCCAGGAACTCTGTATTACCATAACGAGGTGAAGTAATGCCCAAGAGCGCAGCGTGGCAACGTAAAGAGGGTCAGAATCCAAAGGGAGGGCTGAACGCACGCGGTCGAGCATCCTACAAGGCGCAGACTGGCGGGACGCTCAAGGCTCCAGTCAAGAGCGGAGATAATCCACGCCGAGCCTCATTCCTCGCCCGTATGGGTGGTATGCCCGGTCCAGAGCGAGACGAGAAGGGACGACCGACTCGACTCCTCCTCAGCCTGCAAGCGTGGGGTGCGAGCAGCAAGGCTGATGCAAAGAAGAAGGCAGCGGGAATCAGCAGTCGCCTCAAGGCGAAGAAGGCTTGAAGCCGCTTAGCAACGAAGTCGCCATTGACCTTGCTCGTGGCAGATCTGACATTGAGTTCTTCGCCCTCAGGTGGCTCGGCATCCAAGGCAATCCAGGACAAGTAAACTGGTGGAAGGCGTGCAGTGAACGTGACGAAACGAACTTCCGTCCGAAGTACATCACAACGGTCGTCTCAGCTGGGAACCGTGCAGGAAAGACTCTTGCTATGGCTGTTGTGTGTCTCCATCACGCGCTATACAAACTAGGGATTGCCAACCCGAATCCCAACGATCCAGAGTCCGCAGTCCGATGGGCCAACGCTCCGTACGAGTGGTACCACGTAGGCATCCAGCAGGAGACCGCAGAACTCGTCTTCCGCGAAGTTGAGGCAATCCTCGGCGGCAACCATCCAGCGCAGAGGGGCAGGGGTTGCCCGCTCTCCAAGGAACTTGGCAAGATCATTGACACCTCCAAGAAGTATCGCGGAGAGTATCCTTGGATCAAGTTCCACCCCGTGGTTGGCGGGGCAAGCATCCACTTCCGCACCACGCAGGATCGCGCCAAGGCACTGCTCGGCAAGGATATGAACGGCATCTCCTTTGACGAGGCAGCATTTGAGCCGCACCTCGTGATGATCTACCAAGAGGTCTTGAACCTCCGCCGACTCTCCACTGGTGGTCCACTCCACTTTATCGGGACACCAAGCGAGGGCATCAACGATTACTCCGAACTCTGGGAGAAGGGCAACCCAGAGAACCCAGCAAGGGATGAGAAGTTCATCTCCTTCCGACTCTCCACCCGCGACAACATAGGGTACGGGTTGACGCAGGAGAACTTTGACGATGTGGTCCGCCAACAGGCGCCCTACCTCATCCCGCAGAACATTGACGGATACTTCATCGAGGCACGAGACTCCTTCTTCTGGAGCCAGTCCATCCTCGCGGCATACAAGTCGCTGGATCACGAGACGAAGCCAGAGCGAAACCACCGCTATGTGCAGGGCGTAGACCCCGGCATCTCGCACGACGCGACGTGGTCAATCACGCTGGACATCACCGACCGCAGGAAGATACGCGGGGTGAGGATCAGGAAGCGCAGCGGCAAGCAGAGCATCTCCGCAGTTGTGAATATGGTGAGAGAGGGACACCTACTCTACGGCCAAGACGGAGCCTTCTGCACCACCATCGTGGACTCCACTGGTCTCGGTGGCAGGCTCTTCCAGCAAGAGTTCTCAATCATCCGCCCGCTCCGAGGCTTTGATTTCGGTGGCACGAAGGCGAAGAAGGTGGAACTCCTGAACGATCTGAAGGCTGTCATTGACAAGGGACAGATCGAATTCCCCATCGGTGCTGCGTGGGACGAGCTGAAGCGACAACTCCTGATCTACCGACTTGACGACAAGAAACTAGAACAAGATGCCGTAATGGCACTAGCAATCGCAGTGCGACACGCACTGAGGAATCCCGAGAAGGGCGTGGAGAATCCCACCTTCACCTATTTTGGAGTGAGTGATTAATGGCTAAGGTCCGTAAGATTCCAGCAGCGTTCCAGGATACGAAGGGCGTACCAGCGCAGTACACCACCGACCCAGAGGTTGCGAAGCCCGAACAGATCGCTGCTATCGGCAAGGCAATTGACAAGGCGCGACGACTACAGAAGGGCGCCGTCATCCGCGACCGACTTGATCGCGTCGCCCCACTTGCAACTGCACCGACGAAAATCAGTAGCTCCGGCGGCGGCTCCCTCCGCCTACCCGCCGGAGCTACTAACTCACCGCTCCCACGAACTGCACCAGTGGCGAATGCCCCTGTTGCGATGAACGCCACCTCCAAGGGCAGCCGACGCGCCCCTGGGGGTTTTTCTGCTGGTCTACGTGGTGGTTCTGGAACCCTCCGCATCCAACCCAACGTAGAGAAGCTCGCACCTTCCGAGGCTGCGGCGCTCAAGATGCTGGAGTCCTCGCTCGTTGCGCAGGAACTTGATCCAAAGCAGAGCGAAGACTTTACGCTGCTTCAGGAGATCCTTGGACGCAAGCAGTTGGTCGATCCAGAGCAGAACCGCCTCAAGGCGCTGTTCCGCCGAATGGACAATCTCTACCACCCAGAGACGATGACGCTCGGTGGTGCAGACCACTGGTCGGAAGATCCAAGCGCACGCCTCGCTGGCCGCGCCCACGTCTCCGTCAACATCCACCACGCCTACGTCCAGATCCCTGCGGCGATTCAGGCGGTGCGACCAGTCATCAACTACGTCCCAACTGGCTCCTCACAGGAAGAGCGAGAAGCCGCTGGCTTGCGCGAGCGGCTCTACTTCCGTTGGTGGGATGCCAACGAGATGGATCTCCTCCACGAGCAGGCTGCACTGCTCAAGGAACTCTACGGACACACCGCTGCCAAGGTCTATTGGGATCCGATTGAGCGCCTGCCAAAGATCTCGATTATTGAGCGACCAGAAAACCTCTACCTCGGCTTCGGCAATAGCGACTACAACCGCCTAGACTGGGCGCTCTACACCTACGGGATGTCGCCACAGTCCATCCAAGAGGACTACGGCGTCAACGTGATCCCTGTTAAGCAAGGTGAGAAGTGGTTCCCGTACACGAGCCGTGGCAGCCACGATGATCCTATCGGCAACGTCTGGGCAAACGCCTTTGAGCGCAACCCGCTCCGCCGCGAGACTGCCTACGAGCAGATGCAGGTGGAAGTCTACGACTACTGGTACAAGGTGCCAACATCGCCAGGGAAGGCGCCGTTGGTGTACAATGCAATCTACGTGGGCAACACGCTCGTCAAGAATGACGCGCACCCTGAGTACGGCGGACAGATTCCGTACATCCACCTCCCGAACGGGAAGATCCCAGGTAGCCCATACGGCAAGCCTGCGCTCTACGATCCTGAGCAACTCCTCCGCGAGAAGGACGAGCGAGTCACTGCGATGGCGCAGATGATCCAGTCCATCGTCGGTGGGCAGATGTGGCAGTTGGTCGGAGCCGAAGCTCCTGACGAGGTGCCACCGAACGCACTGCCAAAGCCGGGTCGTGTCGCAACGCCTGGTCCTGGCAACGAACTCCGTGCCATCCAGCCGTTCATTCCGCAGTTCCAGATCGAAGCCTATGTCGCCCGCATTGACCGCGAGCTGACGGTGGCGACTGGACTCAACGACCTTCTCCTCGGTCTCGCGCCCGCGCAGGTGCTAGGTTCGTCCCGCGCCATCGCCGCGCTCATTGCCAACTACGAGTCACGCCTTGCTCCAAAGCGCAAGGTGTTCTATGCGTGGATGAAGAAGGTCTGGGAAATGTGCGCCCGTATCTGGGAGGTCAAGGATCCAGCCGTCAGGTCCATCATTGGGACTGAGTACCGCATCGAGATCGTTGCTCCAGAACTTACACCACGAGACACGCTGGAACTTGCCAGCACCGCGATCAACCTCGTACAGAACCGCATCTGGAGCGCCGAGCGTGCAATGGATCGCGTGGGCGTGGAAGATCCGATTGGCGAGAAGGAACTCATCCGCGACGAACAGACGGATGCAACCCTCAACCCTGCCGCTGTTGCCACGATGACGCAGGTCATTGGGCAGATGCAGCAGATGCAGATGGGCCAGCAGCAGATGCAGCAACAGGCACAGATGATGTCGCAAGAGCAGGCACTCAACGCCCAGCGAGTTGCACAGTCTGGCGTGCCTGGAAGCCAGTCGCTCAACCAACCAGAGAACCAAGCGCAGTTGCCGCCTGAGGCGACGGCTGCCAATGCGGCGGCGCCGGGTGAGGAA